GTTCTGATGGTCGTGCATTACAGCAATTACGCTCTATCCAATATGGTGGAACAAATGGCGTATTACTTCACGATGGTTATGATGTAGATAAAATTGATTCAACTGGTGCCGAAACGCATTTTATTGATTACAATGCTGGTTCAGATGATAAGGTATATGCTATCTGTGATGATGGTACTACTGCTTATTGGGTAACCAATGATACTGGTCCATCAGGTAAACTAGAGGTAAACAAGAAAGTTTTAACTGGCAATGCTAGTACATCAGCAACACCATTATTTACTTCTGCTGGTATCACGGTAACTAATGCTGTCATGGAATATGTTAAAGACCGTATTGTTATGTGTGCTAATAATAAAATTTATGAGTTTTCTACCTCAGCGGGTGCATTGCCTACAGCATTGTATACACACTCAGATACAGATATAGTCTTTACGTCTATTACAGCATCTGGTCCTGCTATTTATATTGCTGGCTATAGCGGTATTCAATCATTTATTTACAAGTTTACCCTTAACACATCAGGTGTAATGCCTACCCTTACCACCGCTATTACTGCAGCAGAAATGCCAGTCGGTGAAAAGATACATAAGATTTATTATTATTTGGGCTACATGATGATAGGGACAAACAAGGGAATCCGTGCAGCAGTTGTCTCTGACCAAGATGGCTCTATTAACTATGGTCCACTTATTGTGGAAACAACACAGCCTTGCTATGACTTTGCTGCACGAGACCATTACATATGGTGTGCAACTAGCGTAGATGGTGCTCCTGGAGTTATTCGTATTGATTTAAGTAATGAAATAGAAACATTGCGATTTGCTTACGCTAACGATTTATATTACTCTGGTGTATCTGGTGTAGAAACCACATCTTGCGCTTTTATTGGAGAGACTAATAGACTAGCATATTGCACAGAAGCAGTTGACCAAAAGTCAGTAACCAATAAAGAACGTACTGGAACTACAGCAACCATTACGTCTACTGCTCATGGTTATGTGGCTGGAGATAAAATTTATGTTATAGGTGTAGATGCCACCCACTTAGATGGTGACTGGACTATTACTTCTGTAACTACAGATACAATTACTTATACAACTACAACATCTGGAACTATTGCATCTGCTGCAGTAACTGGTGGCTTCGTGGGCAAACCTGGCTATTCATATATTGAATCAGCCTCTAACCTAGAATCAACTGGTTACATAACTACAGGTTACATCCGCTATGGAACACTAGAGCCTAAAAACTTTAAACGTTTACTAGGTCGTGGATTATTCTCTAAAGGTTCTTTAGTTATGGAAACTGTAGACAGAAATGGCATTGAATACGACCATATTACATATGACGCAAATGTACCAGCAGTTGAGGTTACTACTTCATCTCCTCAAACTGCACAAGAATATGTTGCTTATAAATTTATTTTAAATAGAGATACTGATGCTACCCTAGGTCCAACCTTTAAAGGATACCAGGCAAAGGCTACTATCGCAACACCTCGTCAGCGAGTTCTTAGATTTCCTGTTTACTGTTTTGACGTAGAAACAGATAGATACAACGTACAGGTTGGTTATGAAGGTCGGGCTATGGCTCGTATTATAGCACTTGAAAACGTTGAAGAATCTGGAGACGTTCTTACTTGGCAGGATATTACATCTGGCGAAACCCGTCAGGTAGTTATTGAACAGGTAAACTTCACTCGAATGACACCACCAGATAAGCGTTTTGATGGCTTTGGAGGAGTCGTAGATATTACGATTAGGACAGTATAATGACAGTAAATGATTGGGCTGCACTGGCTGTAGCCGTAACTTCTCTTATAGGCGCAATAGCAATTGGTGTAAGACATTTAGTTAAACACTATTTATCTGAACTTCGCCCCAATGGCGGGTCAAGTGTCAAAGACCAGGTTAACCGACTAGAAGAAAAAGTAGAATTTTTAACTGAGTTTGTATTACAAGCATTAAAGAAATGAAGGCTAATAACTTTCCTAAATGGTTCTATGATAATGCTACTGTTGCTGATTTTGAAGCAGGACTAGCAGAATTTAAAGACAAGAAGAATCTTAGATTTTTACAGATAGGTGTCTTTACTGGCAACGCATCTGCTTGGCTATTAGAAAATATACTTACTGACCCATCATCAATATTGGTAGATATAGACCCTTGGTGTGGTAATCTACCTCACGAGTCAGTTTATAATTGGGACGATATTCAAGAGGCTTATAAAGAGCAAGTTAAACCTTATGGTAAAAAAGTCCAATCATATAAAGCATTTAGTGGGGAATGGTTAGCAAATAACCGTGAAGATGGATTTGATTTTATCTACATTGATGGTGACCACTTGCCTGAGTCTGTAACATTAGATGCAAACCTGTCCTGGGATTTATTACAACCAGGTGGTATCATGGCATTTGATGACTATGAGTGGGACCATCCAGACGGTACAGATAAAAACCCTAAGCCAGCAATAGATGCTTGGTTAAATGAACATAAAGATGAATTTGAATTAATCCGTAAGGGATGGCAAGTATGGATAAGAAAGAAGTGAACAATGACTGTTGCAAAGAAAGCCACGCCTGCTGCAATTGCTGTGCTGCGCCAAGCGACGGCGTTAAGACCGAATCGCAAGAAAGCCAGCGATGGTCTGCTACCATCTGCTGCTCATCTGAAAGCCAGTCCAACCTCTGACCACAATACAGGGTTTGCAGTAGACTTAACTCATGACCCAAAAAATGGTATTGATTGCTTTGATATATATCAGAAGTTGCAATCAGACTCAAGGGTCAAATATTTAATATTTACTGGTAAGATTTGGTCGGCCAAAAATGGCGAATCCAGATACACTGGTATAAATCAACATAATAAACATCTACATATTTCCATCAAAGATAACTGTGGTAATGATACATCACCTTGGTTTCCTTGGCTGGGAAAAGTAACAACAATCAACAAAGTAAAAGCATCGGTAAAGCCATTGCCAAAGAAGGAGAACTAATGAAAGATTTAATCGCTAAGTTAAAGAGCGACAAGACTAAGGCTGCATTTAAGTCTTATATTCGTGCAGTTATAGCATCAGCAATTACTATGGGATTAGCCCTGGCTGCAGACCTTGCACCAGAGCAAGCCATCCTAATCGGTGCCCTAGCAGCACCATTGGCCAAGTGGGCTGATAAGACCGAAAAAGAGTACGGTATAGGCTCCAATTAAATACCCCTAATTAGCCTTTAAAGGCCGTTTTTAGACACGAAAACCCCCCGACCCAGTAGAGATACTAGGAAGGGGGGTCTTTTGTCGTTTATTATCGTGTTTTGCTAGTCTTCTAGGTCTTCCCACTCTTCCATTAAGAGTTCTATGCTCTTACGGTGTTTCTTAGAACGGTACTCATCCAATAGGGATGTGATTAGGTATACTGTTAGGGTTCCTAAAGTTGAGCCATAAAATACAGCCCAAAACGTGTTGTTTAAGATTTCTGACATAGTACTCCTTAGATATATTATATAATTATATATTATATTATAGACCCCTTCGGGGTCTTATATATTATATTAATATCAATTATACACTACCCAATAGATTATAAGGGAACGTTGCTATCTAACGTACCCACATAAGTTATCCACAAGTGTATAATTACATCTATGTCGATAGAACTAGAAGAATATACATTACCAGAGCATATATCCTATAGTGCTTTTAGTACCTATTTAACTTGTGGGTATCAGTACTACCTTGGAAGGCTTTTGGAAAAACAAGAAGAACCATCTGTTTGGTCTGTTGGTGGTTCAGCATTTCACTTGGCTACAGAAATGTACGATAGGGAAAATCTATGAGTCAATCATTATGGGAAAAAGCATGGGCAAAGGAATCTGAAGGTATAGATTTAACCAATGCTCGCATAGGTGGCAAGGCTACCAAATTACTTCCCAATAAAGAAGATGTTGATTTTTGGCAGAAGTCAGGACCTGTCTGGGTTGAGCAATATATTGCTTGGCGTAAAACTAATCCTAATTGGAAAATTTGGACAGCACCAGATGGACGACCTGCAATTGAATTGGAACTAATGCCAGTAGTGGCTGATGTACCAATTAAAATGGTTATAGATAGAGTTTTTGATGTTGATGGTCATCTAGTAATAGTTGATTTAAAGACATCAAAAAATACTCCAAGCAGTACTTTGCAACTTGGTTTCTATAAATTGGGACTAGAGCAAACCTTTGGCATAACTGCTAACTGGGGTAATTACTATATGTCTCGTGGTAGCAATACCGTTGAGATGGTTGACTTGTCGGAATACACATACGACAAGATGGAGTTCCTAGTTAAAGGTTTTGACAAGGCTAGGAAGGCAGGTATATTCTTGCCCAACACAAACTCTTGTCAGTACATGTGCGGACTAACCGCTCATTGTCAATTCTCGACAAAGAAAGAAGGATAAATGGCAGAAGATTGGAAGTTACAAGTATCATATAAAACTCCTGGTGGAGATATGATAAATATCAGAGCAAATACTGCTGATGAATTAAGTGTTTTACTAGAGGGCATTGGGGATTACTCGACTCAAATTGCCGCTGTTGGAAAGTTGGTGGTGGGTGCGAGTAACTCCGCCCCTTTATCGACGCCAAGTACCACTACAAGCACAAGGCCTCCGCAGTCCTCAACTCCACCCCAGGCATCGGCTCCATCCGCTACCTCAGCGGGTCCGACATGTCAGCACGGGGCGAGGAAGTACAAGTCGGGAATCTCCAGCAAGACGGGGAATCCTTACGCAATGTGGGTCTGTCCAATGCCACAGGGCGCAGACCAATGCAAGCCAGTAAATTAATAGACGAACAATTTCCGTTTTAACAATTAGGTAGGGACTAATAATGCGTACACTTGTCAGGTCAGTAGGTAGAGCATCTATTGGAGGGGAACCCCTACCTTCTTGTTTTAAATCATTTGAAGCGTCCAAGATTATTATACGGCGTTCAGAAGTTTCTATGTTTGCTGGTGCTCCAGGTGCAGGTAAGTCAACACTTGCTCTAGCACTAGCATTAAAAACCAATGTTCCGACTCTTTACATCTCCGCTGATACCAATGCACATACTATGGCCATGCGCCTAGCGTCAATGATATCTGGTAAAAATCAAACAGAGGTAGAACAGAAACTTAATACTGATGTTGGATGGACTAGGGCAGTCCTACAAAAAGGCAGTCATATAATCTGGTCGTTTGAATCATCGCCAACCCTGCAAGATATCGACGAGGAAGTTCAGGCGTTTGAAGAGTTGTGGGGTTGTGCACCAACACTTATAATTTTAGATAACTTAATGGATGTAGCCACAGATGGTGGTGAGGAATTTGCCTCTATGAGAGCAATTATGAAGGAGTTGAAATATCTTGCAAGGGCTACTAACGCTGCGGTTGTTGTACTACATCACACGTCTGAGGCAATTCCTGGGAACCCTTGTCAACCTCGCTCTGCAATCCAAGGTAAAGTATCGCAACTACCCGCTCTTATTTGTACACTTGGTACTGTTGGCACATCTTTGGGCGTGGCGTCAGTCAAGAATAGATACGGTAGAGCGGATGCTGGTGGAACACTAATGACATGGTTAGCGTTCAATCCTGAATACATGTATGTAGAGGATATACCTGAAAACTCATGACAACTAGAAAAAGCCACAAGGCTAGAGGAGCAACATTTGAAACCGACTTACGAGATTATTTTAGACGAATTGGATACGATAGTGAGAGACTTGCAAGAACAGGTGCACGAGATGAGGGAGATGTTGTGGTCAGGGAAGATTTCTTCTCATCCATCGGCGTTATCGAAGCCAAGGCACCAGGTCAATCAGGTCGCATTGACCTATCTGGTTGGACCAAAGAGGCTCAGGTTGAAGCAACAAATTATGCGAAAGCAAGAGGCATTAAAAGGGAAGCAGTTCTTCCAGCGGTTGTCATCAAAGCCAGAGGAAAATCAATAGCAGATTCTTATTTAGTACTAAGGTTAGGTGATGTCTTTAGTTGATGATATGCCAGATATTGTAGCGGTACTTAAGCACTACGGTGCCAACCCTACAAGAACATCTGGACAGGTTAATCTTAAGTGTCCGTTCCATGACGACACACATAGTTCGGCAAGTTTTAATACAAGAGAAAATATCTTTAACTGTTTCGCTTGTGGTATGAGTGGCAATAGTTTACAGATTATAGCAAAGCAGGAGAGGATTGATATTCGTGAAGCAAAATCATTTGCAGAGGGAATTGCTGGACTTGGCTACGGCCAAGTACGCAGTAAACATCTTTCAGGCGGAAGATTACCTCGCAAGCAGGGGAATAACAAGGGAGGCAGCACGGCTGGCTCGATTAGGCGTAGTCGTGGAGCCTGATGTCGGACATGAAGCATTCCAAGGACGATTATCAATACCGTATATTACCAAGACTGGTGTTGTCGATTTGCGTTTTCGCTCTCTTAATCCTGCTGTTGAACCTAAGTACATGGGAATGACTGGAGTAGAAACCAAGATGTACAACGTATTAGATATAGAAAGAGCAGGGGATTTTATTGGTGTATGTGAGGGTGAGATTGATACGCTTACTCTTTCAAGCATGGTAGGAATTCCATGTGTTGGTGTTCCTGGAGCAAACTCTTGGAAGAAACATTACACAAGATTGCTTGCTGATTTTGAAAGAGTTTTTGTCTTTGCTGATGGAGACCAACCAGGAAAAGAATTTGCGACATCCTTATCGAGAGAACTTCCAGTTACTATCATATCAATGGAGGATGGAGAAGATGTTAATAGTGCCTATGTCAAACATGGAGCGAACTACATCAGAGAAAAGATGGGGCTAAATGAAATATAGGAAGATACCTAATTGCAAATTGTGTGGTCAACATTTTGACAATATTTTTGAAGCAACAGACCATTTGCTTGATGACTCTGGTGAAGAACCCTTTGACCCAAAGTTAATATTACCTAGTGGGTATCAACTCATGATAGGTTCTCTGTTGAGATGCTTGTATAATTATGCAGATAGGCCAGATGATATCAAGGAGATTACTCAATCAACTTATGCCACTCTATATGCCGCTGAAACTAATCCTGGTAAAATGAAACGCTTCATAGAAGATATGATAATCCATGAACACATGGCTTCCATTGATGAAGATTTAATAGATTTATTAGAAGAAGAAAACAAATACAAGGGGGATGATGATGACATCAAGTAATACTACTTTCGAGTATGAAGTAGGTCAAACGTTCCAAGAACTATTAGACTTACTGTTATCTAAACATAATGATTACGGACCAAAGAATATATCTGATTCACCTGGTGGACCAGTTAATGGGTTGAGGGTTCGTATGCATGACAAGTTAGCACGTATCAATAACTTAGTTGATAGCGGTAAAGACCCAGAACATGAATCCCTAGAGGATTCTTTTAAAGATATGGCAAACTACGCAATCATAGGATTGCTAGTACTGAGAGGACAATGGGAGAAGTGAAAATCTTTGGACCTTACAAGGGAAGCAAGCAAAATGGTGGTCGTCCAATTTACGTTATCAAACGCAAAAAGAAAGACGGTTCTACCGAAACTACATCTACGAATAAGGCAAGACTCGATTACAAAAAAGCAACTGGCAAAAAGTTAAAACGTAATCAAGAAGTAGACCATAAAGATAATGGTGGTCGTAAAGGCAACGATAAAATATCCAACCTACGAGTTCTATCTAAGAAGAAGAACGTGGGACTAGAGAATAAGAGACGAGCCAAAAAGAAATGAAAATCATAGTCTGCGTGTCAGATTTACAAGTACCTTACCACGATAAAAAGGCAGTATCTGTATTGTCTCGCTTCATTAAATCCTATAAGCCTGATGAAGTAGTATCGGTGGGAGATGAAATGGATATGCAGACGATTTCAAAATGGAGTAAGGGCACCGAGTTAGAACACGAAAAATCTATTGGTAAAGATAGAGATGAAACTTATCGTGTACTTGAATCATTAAAGATTAAACATATGATTCGCTCTAATCATACAGATAGATTATTTAATACTATCAAGATGAGAGCACCTGGACTTGCTGGATTACCAGAATTAGAGTTGAAAAACTTCTTAAAACTGGACAATTTAGGCATAAAATACCACGAAAAACCCTATGAATTAGCCCCAAATTGGCTACTTTTACACGGGGATGAGGGTAATGTGCAACCTACCGCTGGTGCTACCGCACTTGGACTTGCAAAACGTGCAGGTATGAGTGTTGTCTGTGGACACACGCACCGTATGGGCTTAACACATTACACACAATCATATTTTGGTGGACATCCTAAAACTATTTGGGGATTAGAAGTTGGTTGTCTAATGGACTTTAAGTTTGCTAAATATATTCGTGGTGGATTGTTTACATGGCATAAAGGATTCGGCGTGCTGTATGTAGATGGTAACAAAGTTGTACCACATCTTGTGCCAGTAAATATGGACGGTTCATTTGTATTTGATGGGAAGTTGTGGAAGTAATGGATTGGGAAAAGATAAAAAAATGGGACTACATTGTTATCGCTGTGTCATCCGAGTATCATAAAAAATATGATATGGTCGAACTAGACGATATCAAGCAGTCCCTTTATCA